AATCACGACGGACCCAGTAGAACGCTCTTGTATTTATGCCGCGCTGCGTGATGGCGTTAGTTATGACGGTTATTTTTGGGTTGTCATTTAATGTATATCGACAAAATACAATGTAAATACTACAGAGTAATCATAGTCTTCAATGGGTTTCATTTACAGGCTCACTTTCCCATCAAAAAAGAGTTACATTGGCCAAACAATTCGTGACATACATAAACGTTTGGAAGAGCACAAATATGCTAGTAGCGGTTGCGTGGCAGTATGTAATGCCATCCAAAAGTATGGATGGGAAAAAGTGGAAAAGGAATGGTATGAGATTCCCGATGAGGACCTCAATTTCTATGAGGAGATGCTGGTGGCACTACTAGGAACTCTGTCTCCTGGTGGATATAATCTCATGGAAGGCGGTGGTAGTAAAGGGAGGTCAAGCGAGGAAACCAAGAAAAAAATCAGCGAAGCCAATCTTGGTGAGAAGAATCATATGTACGGGAAGACCGGTGAGAAAGCTTGTTGGTTTGGGAAGGAACATACCGAGGAAACCAAGCAAAAAATGAAGGAAGCAAAGACCGGTGAGAAGAATCACTTTTATGGGAAGAAACACACAGAGGAGACCAAACAAAAAATGAGCGAATCATCTTCCGGTGAGAAGTGTTATATGTATGGGAAGACCGGTGAGAAGCATCACGCATCCAAGAGAGTGTATCAGTATACTCTTGATGGCATGTATGTGGACTCATTTGCCTCGAGTGAAGAAGCGGCACAAGCTCTTGGAAAGAATGATGGAACCGGTATAAGTAGTTGTGCTAATCCTAATTGCAAACGCAAAACAGCGTATGGGTTCAAGTGGTCGTACACGGAATTGTAATCAGTTACCTGCAGAAATTTTGCATTGTTTGGATCCCAACGCACCATCGTTCCACGTGAACCCTGTATCTGTGGAACCCGACGGACATACCCAGTTTTTTCCATCATATATTCTGGTTGTAAATGAAGCATCGTCACCAGTTGCACATTGTTGCTGAGCAGCGTAGTAGTCAGAATTTTCCCACGTTTTTCCAGTGTCTACTTCGGTGTCGTAGCATTTCCAAACGCCTCCGATCAACTTTCTCTGGCTGAACCCCCTTGCACATTTTGAATTCCAATCGTTTGTGTTCACCAAACTCGTACCAACAGGGCACGACCAGCCCCAGGTACCATCCGATGTCGCGCGCCATATTTGAGGACCATACGCACTGGTAAGGCACTGGCGTGCTTCATCCCCAACATCTACAGTTCCCGGCGGACACGACCACAAATTTTTGTAAAGCACTCTGTTGGTGTACGTAGGCTGGAACGAGTTTGGTGCTACGACATTCTTGGCCGCGTTGAACCCATCCTTGGCGACATTGCCGACTTTCTTTCCAACATCCTTTACCTTCTTGAAGACGTCTCCAAAACTAAAGTTCTCCTTTTTAGTTGGCTTCTTGAGAAGCATTGTAATCACAATCAAGACAATAACCAGAGCCAGGGCAGACGCGAGGATCAGTTGCATGTGTGTCAGACGCATTTACTTATATAAATATAATTATTCAAAGCGTACCACCTAATTGTATGTATGCGTTGTCAAGAGTTTCAAAATGTTTTGAAGCCGATGTACAGAAACCATGAATGTTGCTAACCTTGGATTCGAAAGCGTCAAATGAAGTGAGCAGTCCCTTCGCCAGAAATTTAAGACCTGCCTGAGAAAACTTGCCCGATTTCATTTGCGACTCCATTGGTTTCTTTGGCTTGATGTTGCGCACTGCCATCGGTGTCCTGGTCTCCCTGAGAGATGGTTTGATGTTGTGGATGAACGCCAGGGCATGGAGCAAACTATCGGCCAAGTCATCTTTCTTCTTGGACTTGTCAAAAAGTTCAACGAACTCTTGGTTTTGGTTGGTGTTCTTCAAGTACTCTTTTACGGTTTCCACGGACAGTTTCTTGCGTTCGTTGTAGTTCCAGTTTGTGATGTCTCGCTGCGGCCACCATTCAGTGGTAGAAGCATAACTCAGTTTGTGTTTGGGATCGATGCAGTACATACGCCCGTCATTGCTTGCTGCATACATTTCGATGTAATGCTGAATTCTGACCGCCCGAGGGTTCTTTGATGGTTGGCGTTCTACCACGACGTCAGTTGAATCCTTTACCCACTCGGAGAACTTTATCTTCTCAAGACCGTCATAGATGCCCTTGGGGTCCGGACTGATAGAAATGACATCCCAATGAACAACTTTTCCTTCTGGGGTTATAGCACATAGAGCAAGGTTCTTGGTTCCGGGGTCAACGGCGCAAATATTCATCTTTGTATTAACGGACATTCTGCTTACATCAAACATTCTTTTACAATGGAATTGACGACGTTCTATTCGCCATCATCAGAGTCGGCCAGCATTTTGTCAATCATTCTCTTGGTATTCTCATCAATTACCTGCGGAGGTTCGTTTGAGAGTTTCTCCTTGAAAAATCCGGTGAAAATGTCAATTGTGTCATTTGCATTCTTGACCATGTTGTTTGCGAGCAACAGGTCATTTTCCTTCAGCTTTCTTAGAATGAGAAGTTCATCACGCACCACATCGATTGAATAGAAAGCAATGATAGAAGGAAGTCTCATGGACTGGGTGTTGTCGTATAGTGTTTTTATATCAGTATCCGTGCTGTAGCCAATCTTGGCAATGTTAGATTTGTATGTTTCTGCAACAAAAAATACGATGCCTTCACTCATAACTCACACAGATTTAAGTATGTTTAAGTTATTTCTTGGCATATATCATACTGTAGAACCGGAGACACGAACGTAGTCTACTTTCATAATGGCAGGAAAAATGTCATTTGAAGGCACGCCGCCCCAGAAGCTGCCGATAGCTGTATTCAGGATGAGATATGCTGATTTGTTATAGGGTGACACAGGGTCTGAGGCGTTGCATCTGCCTTCCCAGGTAGACCGGCCAGTTGTAAAAACGGGGTTGACGCTGTCTACAAAATATGTAATATACTCCTGGTTCCACTCGATGGCATAAGTAACATACTCTGAACAGAATTTGTCATAGCCTGCAGATAGACCTTTGCCATGCTTAGAGCGACCCAGAGCAGCAGTTTCATTGGCATACCACAAACCGTATGTTGTACTATTGCAGTCAGGCGTTTCGAACAAGTCAATTTCCATATCACATACATAGTCTGTTGTGAGCATCCAGAAAGCTCCGACAACCCCAGGTCCACGGGGCGCCTTCAGCCGTGCCTCGATCCGAATGGTGTTCCAGGTAATGCCATCGATTACCATGCCAGGATACCACTGACCTCCCCTGCCCTTGGTGTTTATACGTGCTGATGTATAGTATGTTTCGTTATAGTTTGGGTAGGACTCGTTATACACAACCTTACCAGGGTTATCTGCAATAATGTGAAGGGAACCGTTAGCCACAGACACAGTACTTGGCGAGTCAATGTAATGCTGAAGTTGCCTGTTTCCACCATAATAATCTACCACATCAGGCTGTACGTGCCACTTTTCGCGATCAAGTTCCACACCATCAAATTCGTCCCACCACAGGGGTGTAAATCCCTCCTTTGGCTCGAAGGGGAATGGGTCAGAGAGAACAGGGCCAGATGGCTGCGGAGGCATCGGTTTAGGCTTGCTCAGTATAATGCCAAGTGGCACAGCGATAGCAATAGAAATCAAAAGAACTATTCCTATTGCCATGATAGTATACATAGATTTCCTACTTTTCAGAACAACTGTATTCATTGGAAGCACATTTTCAACATGATTTTCATTTGCCTCCAGGTCTACCGTTGAAAATGTGGGAGAAGCCATTTGTTGTGAGAGATGATTTATCTTAATTCACCAGACATGCCTATTAATGCTCTTGGACAATGCCGGGGTCAAATGACACATATTTCATTTGACCCTGGCATTGTCCAAGAGCATATAAGAAGAATTTTGTACAATTTGTGTAAATATACACAATGACTTCCTGGCGCACAATTGTCAGTGCCAACCTGTTTGCAGTTGGAGGGGCTCTTCTCATGTTAGCCCCTGCGATTGCGGGATATGCCTTTAACTGGAACATTGGGGTGTCTGCGGTATGGGGCATCAGTGTGTATGGTGTTTTTGTTCTTGGGTTCTACATCGCGCAAGTTGTGTTTTCTGAATTCAACAGAATGCGTTTGTCAGATTGGATCTCTCTCCGTCCCGACAATTGGAACGCCACCCGGGTGGCAGTCATAATTGCTGGCTATCGCGAGGACCCTTTTATGTTTAAAAAGTGTCTGGAGAGCGTGCGTGACTCTGAGTATGGCAATGTCGCCAGGCTCATTTGTGTCATTGATGGCGATGAGGAGGAAGACCTGAAGATGGCTGAAATCTACAAGCAGGTGTATAATGACAATGTGAAGAAACCGGGGGTTGTTTTGTGCGAGAGCGAGAACAAGAACGGTTCCACGATCGACTCTGATGTTTCTAAAAACATTTGTATCCTCCAGCCCCACCGTGGTAAGCGGGAGAGTCTTTACACTGGGTTTCAGTTGGCAAGTATGGACCCGAGTGTACACGCGGTTGTTCTGATTGATAGCGATACCGTCCTCGAAAAGAATGCCATTCTTGAAGTCGTGTACCCTCTGTCTTGCGACCCCAACATCAAGGCGGTGGCAGGCGAGTGCAAGATTTGGAATACTGATACCATTCTTAGCATGCTTGTCTCGTGGCGTTATTTCTCCGCTTTCAATGTTGAGCGTGGTGCACAGTCTCTGTGGAAGACTGTCCAGTGCGTTGGCGGCCCCCTTGGTGCATACACCATCGACATCATCAACGAGATCAAGGACCCGTGGATCACTCAGACTTTCCTGGGCAACAAGTGCACATATGGAGATGATCGCCGCCTCACCAATGAGGTTTTGATGCGTGGTAAGAAGATCGTATACACGCCATTTGCTGTTGGTTGGAGCGACTCGCCAACAAATGTTATGCGGTACATTGTACAGCAAACTCGTTGGTCTAAGAGTTGGTGCCGTGAGATATGGTATACTCTTGGCTCTGCTTGGAAGCATGGTTTTAGTGGCATCTACCTGGCCTTTGAGTGTATGTATCAGATCATGTATTTCTTCCTTGTCATGTATCTTTTCTCATACATCGCCGTCAAGGCTGACATCCGTGCCCAGACAGCAACTGTGCTTGTTTCTACGCTAGTGACCATCATCAAGTCCTCATATCTCGCTCTGCGTGCCAAGAACCTCAAAGCCTTTTACTTTGTTTTGTATACCTATGTTTATTTCTTCTGCATGATTCCTGCTCGCATCACAGCAATGTTCACCATGTTTGACATTGCTTGGGGCACTCGTGGCGGCAACGCCAAGATGACCATTGGTGCTCGCGTTTGGCTGTGGGCTAAGCAGTTCCTGATCACATACATGTGGTGGGCTGGTGTGCTGGCCGCGGGTGTTTACAGCATTGTTGATAATTGGTATTTCGACTGGGCCGATATTCAATATCGTTTTGCCCTTGTTGGTATTTGCTCATATTTGGTTTTTGTTTCTATCGTGTTGGTGATCTATCTCATCGGCAAGATTACCACTTGGAATTACACTCCGCTGCAGAAGGAACTTATTGAGGAACGCTACCTGCACAATGCCTCTGAAAATGCCCCCGAAGTTTAATGCTTGATTATCACCCCATGTAAAACAAGAAAAATAAGAAAGTCCAAATATGGAAATAGTTTGTGTACCCACAGTATATTATACCTTCGAAAAAGGAGAATTATATATTTTTTCGTTGTGTATTTATTGATTGTAAGTGTCATTTGATCCAGGAGACTATATCGATGCTCCGCAGCTTATAAGCATCTCAAATGTCGTATTTTCACCCACCGACTTGATGTCTTGATATAAGTCCGCGTATCTGAATAAAGGAATGGCGGCTGGGGGTCCCTTTGCGGTCGAAAACCAAGATTTGCGAGGGCGTAAAGGTCATTGCCATCTCCGAATGGTCGCGACTCTGACAAACTTTACGGATCAAACAATCGGGGAAGATGTCCGGGCTCGAGAGGCCTTCGTCCCCCCTTGGTCAATTCTGACCTCTTAATGTCTCGACATTGAGTGCTCATATTCTTTGGCATATAGGATATTTCCCATAGGAAAGTTTCCGCGAAAAGAATATTTGATAGAATTAAACAATTATCAAATACACAAGATACATCAATCAGGATAATGCAAAATCAGGATAAGGTGAAATCAGGATAAGGTGAAATCAGGATAAGGTGAAATCAGGATAAGGTGAAATCAAATCTTGCATTTCATGCACAAGTGTCATTTGACCCTGGATAAGAAAAGTCTATATAAAGCTTAAAAAAGCATTTCCATACCAACCAACCAACAAACAACAATGATCTCCACTGAACGCTCCAGCATTGTCGTCAATGGCACGCCCATCAAGCTCCACAAAGTCACCGGCAAGGCATCTGTTGATGTGATTGCCGAGATGAAGCGTTTGTCAATGGACGACCACCCAAGGAACCGTCTCCCTGGTCCCAACCCCGTCAGTCTTGAGCGCTCCGAGATGTACAAGCTGAAGTCGGGTTATGTGGTGGCCGAGAAGACTGATGGTATTCGCTTTATGCTGTGCTGCATGCGCCTGTATGACATCAAGTTGTGTGTCATCATCGACCGTGCGATGAGTGTTTACCTCCTGCCCCTCCAGTGTATCCCACGTGTGCTTTTCCAGGGGAGCATTTTTGATGGCGAGGTTACAGTGGACAAGTCTGGGACCCCGGTCTTTATTTTCTTTGATGCCGTTGTCGTGTCTGGCATCACAGTGTCTCAGCTTTCTTTGGATGGCCGCATCATTGCGATGCAGCGGTCGATGAAGTCTTTCCGCGCACACCCCAATGACCCCGTTAAAATTATGGTCAAGAAGTGGATCCCCCTGGATGCTCCCGACGTCTGCAAGCGTCTTGCCAAGGCAGAGTCTACATATCACTGCGACGGTGTTGTACTTGTTCCTGTGGCTGACCCCGTGATTTACGGCAGAAATTTTCATTTTTACAAGTTGAAGCCCGAAGGCACCCACACTGTGGACTTCATCATTCTGGATGGCCGTGGAACCATCGGGATCTACGACCCTGAAATTGGCAAAAATTCCCCCGTGGGCCAAATCGACATGTCCAAGAAGCTGTTCCTGGTCGGAACGATTGTGGAGTGCGCGTACGAGAATGGCAACTGGCATGCTCTGCACGACAGGCCTGATAAGAACCAAGCAAACGATATGCGTACCTATACAAAAACAATTTTGAACATTAAAGAAGATATTAAGTTTGAGGAAATTATTAAATTTGTGCAATCGTAATCACATGTAATCAAAATCAGAAATCATTGAACAGGTGCTCAGCAGAATCATTGCGGACAATCATAGAAGGGCATTCGCTGGATACAAGACCAAGCTGCACAGCACGGCTCTGGAGCCGAGTAAACTCCATGTCACAGTTGTAAAAGTATCTGAATTGTACTTCATGACCTGAAAATGTGGCCAGGAGCTTTTCCGCGGATTCATACCACTTGCCGAATGAAGAGGTCTTTTTATTCTTGATGAAGTAAATGAGACCTCCCTTTCCATCATACTCGGATGGAAACTCAACTGTTTGACAAAGATTATGTTTGTGGAACCCTGCATATTCTTTGTTCTTGGTGCTGTAGTCACAAAATACGCATTTGTAATATGAAGTCATTGTGTATGTGTTATGGTTACATGGGTTTCTTAAAACATCAGAAGTGTCGATATATCAGTTACTTTTCTTGAAAAGTAACATAATTGCATCTCGTTGGATGAGCGCATTGATGTCTGTAATGCTTGTAACTTTTTCATCATCAAACAGATTCCAACCAGATGGCCCCTTGGCAAGAGTCACCCAGTGAGAATTGTTCACGTGAAGAAGGATGGAAAAGAGATCATAGTTTGCAGACTCAAGTTGGAGGGTAGTATTGTAATCAACAAAGCTCCTTTCTTCGCTCCTCTGAAAGATTACTGGGAGAATTAAAGGAAACTTGGTGATATTTCTGACGATACCAGTGTCTGGGTCATTCAAAAACTCGCCAATACCATTGAAAATAGTAGAGTGTTGGCCTGACACCGTGATGCCCGTGAAATGATTGAATGTTGTAGACCCATCGGAGAGCTGTTGTTTTGCCTGACCAAGGAAAATATCCGAGATGAAAGTGGGTGCAAAATCGCCAGTGTAGGACAACCACTCCTCGGTGTCACATGTGTCTGGCAGTGGGGCGGGCGGTTTAGGAACAAAAGCCGTTTCGAGAGTTTCGATTATCTTCAAGAAACATTCCGTGGCATCATATTGTTTCTTTCCGGCAAAGTTGCGGTTTATCTTGGTGAATATTTCCAACAGTGCTGAAATATCTGCAGAGTTCTCATGCTCAAAGGAATCCCAATAGGTCTTAGTAAGCTTTGACAGTTCGTCTGCAAATGTTGCTGCATTTTTCCTCTTTGTGAATAGCATCTTCTGGTAAAAACTCTCTCGCATTATGTTTGCCAGCTGAGGAACGTGCAGGGTTGCCTGGATAGCCGCGTTGAACCAGCAACGGTTTGAGGTGTTGATAAAGGTGAGCATTCTTTCTTACACATATGATAATTTTAGTTAAGTTATTACAAGATGCGACGATATGACCAATCGAAACCATATGTATCAGAATTCGATATTATAAGTTTTAGACAGGTCCTTTGCTCCTGAAGAAATAGACGAGTGGCAGATCTGCATCACATCAGCAATCTCACGCATGTCAAGAGGGACGTCGCTGCGAAAAACGTTAATCATGATGAGCGAAGCAATGATCGTTCGTGGCTTGCGTCCAGAGTCGAAGATGTCTGTGTACTGTTCTGCCATGTTGAGGACTAACTTACGAAGTGTCTTCTTGTGCTCCTCTGAGATGCTGAACTTGGCAATAGTTGATGAAATCAGAGCACCATGAGGGTTGCTCTTTTCAATTAGCTGCTCACCAATATACTGGCGGAAAGTCTTGACTGCAAAGTTGAGGTTCTTGATTTCAACTGAGCACACTGTGTGGAATGACCGAAGTTCCCGCTTTGCGTGGTTGAGACTGCATGCAAAGTAAACCGCAACTGCATAGCAGGCATACCTCTTCTTTCCACATATCTTTATCTTTTCACGCAGATTCGAAGCCAGCTCAATCGCTGTATCCCTGATGACATTAGGAGATGGGATGCGGAAAGCGTCGCAAATGGTGTGAATTGTTTTCTTCATTTCGCTCGATTCCACATCTGCGGAAGTCATCATGGTTTTCTGAATTTTGTTTGTGAGTGCGTTATCGGTCTGGATAACAACTCCGGAGAAAGAGGATGCATATGAGATGTCAGTCCCGTTCTCGTCATAGCCATACTCTGGTGACTCGTCAAGCACGCTTTCCAACACTACACCACAGGCAGCGCAAATTTCAGTGCCCATTTGCGAGTCATAAATGATAGTTGGCACCTCGCAGAAGCAGCCATTTTCCGATGTGTCTGATGGGCGGTCATAGAGGAACATTTTGATTGTTTGATTGTTTGATAGACGAAAGACACAAACCTTCCTATTTATATATTTAGAATTACCTGGATCAAATGACATTTAATCTTCCAGG